TGCTACTCTAGGGTCATTGCTTAAATCTTTAATAATATTTTGCATTGCAATTGGGTCATCAGTAATTATAGTATTCCTAACTGCATCTTTTATATTACCCAAATTACCACCTTCTTCTGTATTTGTTTTTCTTACAATAGAATCTGCTGATTTCATATTAATAGGAGTAACAACTGCACCATATTTTTCTGCTAAATCTTTTCCTAATTTATCAACTTCAGGTGCTGCTTCCTGTGCTTTAGAAACTAAATCTTTTACTTCTTTATCTTCAACAGATACAGTTTTTACTGAACCTGTTGGTTCATTGTCACCACCGCCTTCAGGTCTCCTTCCGCTTCCCGGTCCACCTAATTCTACTTCTTCTAATATTTTATATATCTCACTCATTACCTGTTGTTCTTTAGGTATTTTTGGAGTGTAGTTAAATATACCTTCAATAGAGAATCCATTAATCTTACCTTCCTTAACTTGCTGCCATACTGCATCATTTTCAACTAACATAGATACAAACCAACTGCCATCAGGTGCATCTTCAAATCCCTTCATTGGTTCAATACCCCTAGACTTATCACTAATGAAACTCTCAAACATTGTAACCCCTGTTTCAATTTGGTTAGGGTCGTGCATTAAGTTCACATTGTTTTGATAACCTTTTTTAAAGTATTTCTGTACAATCTTAACAATAGTATCTTTAGAAAATGCCACATAATAATCACCAAAATTAACATCACTTCTAAAAATAGGAGTGTCAGCCAACATAGCACAACCGCTAATAATGTGCTTATCTTCACTAATGATTTGAAACTTTTGTTCATTTTTAAAGGCATTCCAATTCTTTTGAATGGCAGGTCTATCTACTAAAGCGACAAATTGTACTTCAGCATCATCCGCTAAATCATCAGAAATTTCTAACATATATAATGGTAATTCCATACTCATAAATATCTAATTTTAAAATATTAACTAAATCTTGCTCTCTGTCTTATTGCAGCTATCCTTTGTTGATTGCTAGTTACATCACTCTCAATCACATAGGCTCTTACTGCTTGATTGCCTATGTCGTTTATTGACTGCTGATTTAATTGTGTTACTTGTGCTTGTGGTAATTGTGGCATCATAGGTGCTTGTCCTGACATTGAAGGCATACTTCCACCGCCACCACCATTAGGAACACTTACAGATGATATTTGTCTTACCCTAGCTATACCTGCTAACACCGCAGGTGCAGCCATTAAATAAGGATAGGCAGGATTTACTATTGATATTGGATTTTTAGCTGCTTGTTTAAATATTGTTGATGCACTTAAATAAGTATCAATTGTAGCTGAAGATATTGCTATAGCTTTACCTGCTGCAGTTTCTTGACCAATTATGCTTGATAGTCCTGCAGTAATATCTGCAATAGCATAAGCAGTATCTTGTTTAGCTTGAATTTTTTCTTTCTCTATAATGCTTTCAGCCTCTGCATTTTGTTTATTTAATTCTAATCCTTTAGTAAATGCAACTGCTTTATCAGTTAACATTTTACCTAATCCATTCTTATTGCTTTCAATTAATAATTCTTGTTGTTTATCAGCATCCTCTTTTTCTTTTTCTTCTTTAGCTTTTTTAGCTTCTGATTCAATATCTTTAACAGTAACCCCTTTTTGCTGACCTTTTTTTCTTTTTTCATAAGCAGCTAATTCATCATCAATAGCTTTCTTTTCTTTTAACGCAGCACGAACTTCTTCTTCTAATTTAATTTCATTTGCTAATTTTCTTAATCTAGCTTCATTTTGTAATCTATTAATAGTGCCATCATTTGATAATTTTGCTAACTGTTTTTGTATTTCTGCTTCTGCTTCTACATCTAAACCTTTTATTTTTTCATAATGTTCATTTAAAGCATCTATTTTTTTCTTTCTATAATCTTCTTCTATTTGAAATTTAGCATCTTCATCATCACCTGCTCTTTCTAAATCAATTTCTTTTAAAGCATCTAAATCTTCTAAATATTGAGTATTGGCTTTTTTACTTCCTTCAACAAATGCTTTATCAAATTTTATTTTTGCTAGTCTTGCTTTTTCTGCTGCACCTACAAAATTCATAAAGGATTCAACTAATAATCCTACTAATAATACTGCTGCACCAATCCCTGTTGCTATTAATGCTGCTCTAAATATTCTTAATGCAATAGTTGCTCCTGTTGTTGCAACAGTAACTTGATTTGTTGCTACTGCTTCAGCTTCTAATGTAGTAGTCGCACCTGTTGATGCAACCGCAACTTCAGTTGTTGCTACTGCTTGTGCTTCTAATGCAGTTGTTTCTGCTTCTACTGAAAGAACTGCTTCTTTTGTAACTTCTACAGTATCACCCATAATAAAATTATAGGCAGATTGATATAATGTAGTACTTTGTATTACTGCACCTAATTGTTTGAAACTATCTACACTTTCACCAATGCTTTGCAATCCTTGTGAAATTGCCATTGCAGATTGAACTTTTAATAAAGTTTTTTGAACATTCTCACTTTCAGAACCAAATAAAGCCATTGCTCCCTGTACTGCTGCAAACCCACCTGCAACACCTGATAAAGATGCACTTAATGCTTTAAACTTTGCATCAGGATTAAAAGCATCAACTAATGTTTTTGCATCACCTATTTGGTCTTTTATTCCTGCTACTCTTTTTGCTGCTTCAATAGCCTCTTTGGATGTTGCTCCAAACTTATCGGATAATACAACTACTTCATTCTGTGCTTCACGAAGTTGCTTTTTAAGTGAACCTATTGAACCTTCTGCACCTGATGTATTAACGTTTACATTTAAATTTAAATTCTCTGCCATTAGTATTTTGTTTCAATTACTTTTAATAAACTTATTTTGGTCGTATTGTATTCCATAGGATTAAATCCTTCTATTTTATTTAGCCTAAATAAAACCCCATCTATCCATATATATTTGCTAAAATCTAAATTGTTTATATCAACTGTATTAAGCAAAGCAGAGCAAGTTAATAGTTTACTATCCTTGTCTGTTATCTCGGCTATATACTCACTATGATATGCGTTAAATAGATTTGTAGTTGGGTATGAAGCAGAAGCAAAGTATAATTCTTTAGGTGCTCCGAAGTTAATATCTTGGTCAGGTATACCACTACCATCAAAATGCAAATGTCCTGCATAACCATAATCAGTATATGTATTTAATGTAGTTGCTCCATTCATTATTTTCCAACTTGTAACCCCTGTTAACTTTTGAACCTGCATAATCCTTATAACACTATCTATTGATTGCTCTTTAGTATTGTTATCAGTTATCTTTAATATCTGTGTAACATATTTATCTTTACCTGTTGGTTTTATCAAAGGACTTGATGCAAATATTATTTCAACAGATTCTGTTTCTTTACTAAAATCGTATGCAGTATCATATAACCTATCAGCATAATTCTCGTTAAATTTCTTTTTATAGTTCTCGTTATATGTATCTGTGTCATCCTTGTACTTATATTGATAGTATCTTGCATTAAGTTCACTCATAGGCTTTATACTTAATGGCTTTGACCTATCTATTTTATTAGACCAATCTAATGCTTCTGCACTTGTTTCAGGATAAAAATCTATGTAAGGTTTTATGTATATTTTTTTCTCGTTAAATATATCATCGTAAACATATAGGTTATACATCTTACATATACTCAAAAAGAAATCCTTTTGAAATATACCTTTAGGAATTACATTATTAATATCAATTAATTCATTATAATTATAAGGTACAAGTTCAGCACTTGTAGAATTTAATGTTAAGCCACCACCTTCTTCTAACATTTCTAAATCATAAGGGAATATACCACCTGTCCAATCTATTGTAACTCTTAAAACATCAGCGTTATTAAATGTAACATTATTTATAATTATGTTTGTATAAATATAATTTAAAGAAAAACCTGTACCCATATAATGACTACCTATTGTAATTCCATTTTTTTTAACAAGTATAGTAGCTGCAGGACCAACATTCCAATAAGCCATAAATTTAAAATCAATATTTAAAACCTTTGTAGTACCTGAAAATGTAAAGTCAGTTCCTGAAGTCAAACTAAAATCACCTAGTGAACTTGATGTAAATTCAATAGGTATTTCAAAACCACTACCTGTATATGTTTTAATTATTTGTTTAGCTAATAAATTTGAAATGCTAATTTTTGCTAATGCTTTTTGATTCTGTGGTATTATAATTCGTTTAAACGCTTCTGTATCTAATAAAGGGAACTCATAAGCATAGCCACTATTTGTAAGTATTTTTTCAAGATATTCTTTTACAAATAATGCAGGTCTAAAGGTCTTAAAATCATAATCAACTTTAAGTGTACTTACATTGCCATAATCAATCAATGGATAATAATAACCTGAACCATACGCTGCAGTATTATTAGTTCCTCTACTACCTGATGCTTCCCAACTAGATGATATGTTTTCATAAGTCCAATTATGATTGTAATCACTAAAATCTAAATCATCATCAATATTATCATTACCTGTTAATCTTTTATTTCCTAGTTCAGTTATAAAACCGCCTAATTCACCAAATACTGAACACTGATACTCTATTGTTTTACCATCTATAACTATTTCAAGTATTCTTAATGTGCCTTTAAATATCTGTATTTTATCAATAAATATTCTGCATTGAGCAGATTTACTTGCATTGAAGTTATAGTTTACGTTAGGTAATTCATCATTAGTAAGGTTTGAATTGCCCATATCAAATACAAATCCGAATATTTGATTATTCTTTGCAGTACCTGATATGTTTATAGTTTTTGAATATGAAGTATTTTTTGAACCAAAATCTACTATATCATCAATAACATAATTAAACTCTGTACTTATATCTTGTAATAAGTCTAGTTTATAATCTTCTACATATATCTCTGTACTAATCATTATCTAAATTGGCTTGTTAAATATTTACCTACTTCTATGTCAATTTCAAAGTTGAATAACTTATCACTACTTTCTAACTTATACTCGTAATTTGTACTGCTAATTGTAACAGGAAAATATGCACCTTGAACTTCCATATAAACTATTGTACTTGCAAATAGTTGTGCTAACCATTCATAATCCTGCTCACTAACCCAATCAGATATAAGATGAAACTTATCCTTATGCTGAATAGCATAGTTCAAAGTAGTTTCATTATACTTATTATAAGCATCTATATTGGTCATAGTGTTTCCGCTTAACTGCCAATCATTCCTTCTGTACGAAGCCCTTTGTAGTTCTGTTGACCTTTTATTAACCAATGCAAACTTCATAGTATCCCAACCGCCTAAACGATTAAGGAAATGTAAATTGTACTGTTTGTATTTAGGATAGCACTTTTGAGTAAATTGTAATTTCCTAGATATTGCCACACCTCTTTTTAAATAAACATTATACCCATAGGTATTTTCTGTAATAAGTGTTCTACCTGCAAAAGTATTAATATGCCCTGCTTGACAATTAAATAAGTTCATCTCACCACTAAAGGTAATGCTGCCACTTGCAGTATCTACTACTGAACCTGATTCATTTACAACATCAATCCAAGCCGAATAATCACCGCTAGTAATCTTAAAATAAGTCGCATAAAAATTATCCCCATACTCAATCGTAATATTGTCATTGTCTCTTTCCGTAATCCAATCATCTGTAAAGTTTTCTAAAAGTAAATTGTCGTAATAATCAGATAATACTAATGGGGTATTGTTATTTGTAAATAGAATATCTGCAAATAATGGTGGATAATAATTGTAAGAACTTAATGCACCTGAAACTAGATTTAAACTTGTAACTAAATTACCCCCACTTATATACTCCTCACCTATTTTTATTTCACTATCAACTTTTATTTTATCATTAGATGCCACTAAAATAGATGAACCTGAAGGCTCAAAGTAATTAGTTACATAACTTCTTACCATTGGTGATGCGTTAAATACTCCATAGCTACCTTCTGCTGAAGGTGATGGATATATTTTTGTTCTACTAACTTGACTTCCGTTTACATAAACATCATACACAAACTTAAATGATAGTTCACCTACATTAGTTGAACTTGAAACGAACCATAAGTCATCGTGCATACTGCTATAAGGTGCAGGACTACTTTCTATTGTTATTGCCATTGCTTAATTCTTTACCTATTTGTTTTATCTTAATTTGAATGTCTTTACCTAATGCTACTTCCATTACTTCATAAAAGTTTTTACCGAATGTTTCTTTTGCTGCATTATCAAAATAATGTGTTGACCTAATACCTTTTCTATGTATAGACCTAGCCACTACATAAGCCAAAGACTTTTTACTATCTATTGCCTTTGATTCTACTCCTAGTTTTCTATAAGGTTTTACAGATACTGCCTTTAGTTTGTTATAACCTAGCCAACCTTCTACTGCTGAAATTGGGATGCTTTTTTTAGATGGGTTAAATTTATAAGGTGTCTTACTATCTGCCTTAATGTTTTTAGTTCCTTTTACCCCTTTGTTTACAAAATCAAAATACTTTGAAGCAGGTTCACTTTTAGGATAACCTAATGATAATGTATAACTTGTACCAAACTTTGTGAACTGCAACCTTATATCATTAATATTACCTGATGCTATTGAGTTATTATCCCTTAAATTCTTTTGAGCATTTAATATAAAGTCAGCACCAAAGTCTTTTAATAATCGTTCAACCACAGGCAATTCACCTTCTTTCATAGGCTTTTCACCTAATGTATTCAGGAATCCATCTGCTATTGCCTTTGCCTGTGCTTTATTAATGCTCATACCAATAAATAGGACAAATGTCTAAAAATAACTAACCCCACCTTTTTAAGGATGGGGTCGTTAACCAAAAACTAAAAAACTATCTTACCTTCTTTATTTGCTCATTGTCATAATCTGTCTTTGCTTTTAAATAGGACAGTATATTTAAACATTCTATTGTTGTGAGTTCATACGCTTCCGTAACTGTGCAATTTTCATACTCGGCAATAAGTTTGGTGCTATATTGCCATCCAAAATATTCAATAAATTTACTACCACCCCTGTTGCTTCCTGCCCCTTCATCCCTTCCTTTTTCAGTTTGTTCGCCATATAATCCTGTGAAACTTCTATCCAATTTCTGTATACTTGATAAAAAAAAACCAACGAGTGATAAACATCTATAAACTTTGCCTCTAACATATCGTTAGCATATTCTTGATGTTTACTAGCATCGTAGTCTATATCAAATAACATTCCAAAGTATCTCTTTTGTGGTATTACCATTGTAGCTGCCAACTTGTGAAGGTTGCCATATAAATCCTCACTAAATACCTTGCTCTCAATGTACCTAGCGAATGGCATCTTGCTTATATCGTAGTTTACTCTATATGCTTTGTTGTAGGATATATTGATAAACTTAACAGGCTTCCCTTTAATCGGTTCATTTAAGAAAGTAATGCTTTTACTTAACTCTGCATATTCATTCAAAGGAAGGCTATCTACTTGCATTTCTGTAAGATTATTGACTATTGCAACTAATCGTACATTTATGTCTAGGTCAGTATCATTCTTATCCTTTGAGTTAAGAACATTGTATATCTGTTGGTACTGCCAAACGCTTATTTTTTCCCACATAGTTCTTTAAATTTACATAAAGATACAACAATTGTAAGTAATACAATACCTAATAATGTACCTAAAATTAGTCTAGTTAGTTCTATTGTAATCTCTAATATAGCTTTCATAGTTTAGTTTTATAGTTAATCCATCCATTTTCCGTGCTTTCTTAAATGCCAAAACCTGTGCTTTAGGACTTCAACAATAATACCCCATAAGGTATCTGCTTCATAACTTCCTTCATTTACTATTAGTTTCATATATTATTTATTTTGTTTATTAAAGTTAATTGTTTTGAATAATCTAAATCTTCTTTAAGTGTTTTAATCTGCAAGTCTTTTATTGATAGTTCTATTTCTAGTTTCTTAATGCGTTCAATTAGACCTTCTATTTCCATCCTGTCTAATAGGCTCTGTTTTAATTCGTATGGTTTCATAGTTTAGTTTTTAAAATATCCCTGCCCCCATTGGGACAACCCACTAACGGTTATTAATTTTAGTTAAGCAGGGATAGTAAGTTTAAATATTTTGTAGATATGCAGTTATTAAGAATGCGAAGATAAGGATAATTACTGCTTCTGTATTGTGGTTTTTCTGTTTCATAAAATTAATGATTGTAATATTTAGATGCAAACATTCCTACCTTTCTATTTTTAATGGATTTATTATAGGCTTCTTCTTTTGCTTCTTGTTCTGAATAACCTGACTTCATCATAAAATCAAAGTAAATTTTAAATTGATTCCATTCATTTTCAGTTAAGTTTTTCATATTGATTCCTTGTTGCATTGGCTTTTTCATATTGTTTGTTTTTGGTTTATTATTAATTAGTTTTTATATGCTGATATAATTGCATTTTGTAAATTTTCTGCAAATACTTCATTTAATTCAGAAACATTTACTTCGTTAACACCTTTTAAAGTATATGATTTAACATTGTATAAATCATTAATTAAAGTAATATCAATAAATCTATTTCTGTTACATACTAACTTTGTAAAGTTTTTACCGTTAACTTGAAATTTAAAACCGATTGTCATTTTTGTAGTTAAAGTAGTCATAGTTTGTTTGTTTTTGATACAGCGAAGATATATAAACTTATATACTACTTCCAAACATATTCCCAACTATTTTTAAACTTTGTGATGAACGGTAATTATCAAGGACAAACGGTAAATTACATAAAAGTATACCTGCCATTACCCCTTTTGATGCTGAAGTTATTCCACGCTAAAGCCAATGCCATTACGCAGTCATCGTGAAATCCACTAGGTGCAGAATACTTAACCCCATTTGCAGTAAACTGATATTCAAACACTTGCAGTTCATTAGTGATTGCTCCTTCAGGGAATCCAATTCTACCCTGTTGTATTGCAGTTGCAAGACCTTCCATAAGTTGCTGCTTACTTGAACTCGTAAACTTTAGACCTTCAATGGATATACCCTCCCTTTGTAAATCTTCTAAAATAGGGTCACCTACACCTGTACTATCTACTAATATAGGACATCTAGGCAGCCTTTTAATATTCTCTTTGGTGTTATGCCAATCCATTTGATACCTATCAAAATAAGCCACATTACCTGCATTATCTAATCCTATGATAACTGTATGGTCAACTGACTTTGCAAGGTCAATACCAAATGCAACTATTTGTTGGTTGCTAATAGGCTTAATGCAATCCTGAATGAATTTGTTACCAAATGGGTTCGCACTATTCTCTGAAGGATTCGCCATATATTCCTGCTCAAATACTACATTTGGCAGTTGCATTCTTGCTTCATCTATTTCCTGTGGGTCTATGTATGGATTATCATAACTAGTAAATTTAAAGGATGCCCAATCATTTTCACCTGCCTTCATAAATAGGCTATAGAAATAATTCTTACCTCTAGGTGTAGAAAGGAATATTGCCTTCCCTTTATAATCTGTAAGGGTTGGTCTAATACTATTCTGCCATCCTGATTCAAGTTCAGGGATAAATGATGCTTCATCTATGATTACCAAATGAAATTTGCGACCCCTTAAATTATCTAATCGTTCACCGGTAAAGAATTCAATCTGTCCGCCATTAGGGAAATCTATTTTAAGGTCTGACTTGTTTTTAGGCAATTCTAGAGACTCTGTTAACTTGCTGAAGAAAACCTTTGCCAACCCATAAGTAGGGGTAATATAAGCCACTGAATAGCCTTTAACCGCATATGTGACTGAAAGTATCTGTGACAATTCAGACTTACCAAATCTTCTGCCGCACATCACCACTCTAAAACGCTTGTCGCATTCTAGTATCTTCTGTTGATTTGCGTGTGGGTTAGGTAAGAATATTTGCATTATAAAATGGTTTTACCATCTACAAAGATAACTTCTATTTTATTATCTGATTTAATATCCATCTGTTCCTTTGGCTTACCATATACCCTAGTCAATAAAGTTTCAATTGAATACAGGCTTCCCTTGCTCATTGAGTTTAATATAGCCTTGCAAATGGTTCTTTCTAATGCAGTTGCTAATACATCATCCTGTATAGATTTAAGTTGTTCTTGATTCATTGCCATTAGATTTTGTATTGTATCGTTTACTTCAGATAACTTATACCCCTGCTCTATAAGTAAGCTAACATACTTTCTAGGTCTGCCATTTGGATTTGCAACTTCCCCCTTTTTAAATTGATGTTGTATTATATCTTGTGCTGCCATTGTGCTATTATTGTGCTATTTATTTATCTAATTTAGACTTAAAATGCTCACAAAGTTTATCCATCTTGCTAACATAATAAGTCATAAAATCTTTGAACCCTTCGTTATCTTGTTGGTAGCTAACGTACAATATACCCCTTAATCTTTGTGATGGGGTCTTGTTTATTTCTAGGTCTGTCTTAATGCTATCTATGTTATCTAGTTCATCCTGTTGAAATGGTTCTTCTTTGATGGCTATGTAACAGAACCTTTGGTTAAGTTGGAATACCTGTGCTGCATCATTTGGTGACATTTCCTGTGTTCCAAATGTTACCTTAATTGTTTTATCCTTCCTAGAAGTTAAGCCTTCTATTTGTGCAGGTAGTATTATCATCTTCCTTGTCCTTTATATTGTTTTGGTCTAGGTGAATGTTTGTTAAATGATTTCTTTGCTTGACCCCTTTTCCTTTTACCGAATGATAATTTTGAAGAATCACTTTTAATCTTTGCCATCTAATTTTTGTTTATGTATCTCTTTTAAAAATTCCATATATTGTTTCTTGTCTCCGTATTGTAAATGATGCTCTCTGCATAGTGCCATAAGATTATCTATTGTATCCCCTTTCTTTGTTCCCCCCATTCCCCTAGCTTCTATGTGATGAATATCAACTGCCCTTGCTCCGCAAGTTTCACAAGGTATAAAATCCTCACCTGTGTAACCAAAATGGTTCAGATATACTTTAGTGTGATTTTTTATTTCTTATCTATTTGTTTTAGTTTATTAATTGCCCATTCAACACCTGAAGTGCCACCCCACGCATCCCACATTAAACCTCCACAACCTTCTGAATATGGAACATCTTTATTTTGTTGTTGCCTTTTAAATGATGCCATCCTAGCAATTGTATCCCTAGATATATTTTCTTTGTTTGCTAATTGGTTTGCCCTTGCTTTGCCTACTGCAGTTCCACATTCACCCCATCCGTTTTCTTCTGCCCATTTCAATGCTCTCTTTGCATTGTTACTAGCTGATTCAGGATAGTCATTATAAGTCTCCTCATATTTACCACTAGCTATAATAGCTGCCCATACTTCTGCAGCCTTTTCTTGTGTATCATAAATACAACTTCCTGTACCTATTCTGTATTTTCCGTTGGAGCATTTATATATTGGCATTGCCTATCAATTTATTATAAATAGCAAAACGCTTGTTATTTATAGCCTCAAAGTTAAACTCCCTTTCACAGAATTCAAATAGTTTTTGTCCATATTCTATCCTAGCTGCTTCATCAAAGGTTAATAGTTTAATCCATTTATACCAATCTGTTTGATTATTTACATAGCAGACAGGCATATTTTTATAAGGATGCACATTGCTAACTATTGCAGGGTTTTTCTTTGCAGCCGTTTCTAATACCTTTAGATTTGATTTCATTGAACCAAACTTATTATCTACTAAAGGAATTAAACTTATATCAGAATCAGCATAAGCACCCATATACTTTGTAATTTCTGCATAGTCATATATGGTAGGGTTTAACTTTAATCCGTTTGTAAATACTCCTATCATTCTATCCCACAAATGTTTTTCACCTAGATTATATCCTGCAATAACTGTTCTAACAGGGAAGTTAATTTTTTTCATTGGCTGCCTTAATATATCTAAATCAGGAACGTGTGTACCTGAACCTGACCAAAACAATCTAACCATATCTGATTCTATCTTATTATCTTGAAACTGCTCTTTGCCATAAGGTAAAGCATTAGGGAATATTTCTACATTAGGATTATATACTGCTATTTCTTCTGCTAACCTTTCGTGTGTACAGGTGCAAAGGTCTGCAATTCTAATAAAATCTGTTATTCTTTTTGTAACATCACTATCTCTATATCTATCAGATAAAATATGTGAAGGTGGTAAAATCCAATAGTCATCATTATCAACAACTAATTTAAAGTTGTATCTTTTTCGCATAGCCTCAAGCATACTTATTTCTGTATATGCTAGGAATCTATTAAATATTACTATGTCATAGTTGTTATCAAATACTGCTTCGTTTATTGTATCTGTAATCATACAATAATCTTTCTGCATATTAACTAATGGCATCATTATTCTATGATAACCTACACCACTAAATTTGCTTGTAATAGCTAGTATTCTCATAAAGGAAGGTAATAAGTTTTGCTGCCATTTGAATAATTAGATACATTGTTACTATGTAATTCCCAAGTGCTTTTAACTAAATCATTTTTGTTATAACCATAAGCATCTATACCATTTTGTTGTATGTGTGTTGCCCAACCTGTACGAATGTATTTAGTATATAATCCTGATGCTCTTACTCGTGTGCAATAGTCAAGGTCAATTGCTCCGTATGGGTCAAGTGCAGTATTGAATGCACCGACATTTTGAATTACTTCTTTGCTTATTGTAAAGTTCCCTATTATATCTGTAGTGTCATCAAAGCTACCGACTAAAGGTATTGCACATATACCTATAGTTTTATCTTGCATAAATTCATTTCTTACCTTTAACCAATTATCAGGTTCTAGTATATCATTACCCATTATAGTTACATAATTAACAACATCAAAGTTTATTTGTTTTAATCCTTTGTTGATTGCATTTGCTATTCCTTGTTCGTTAATTATTGAAACATAGTCAATGTGCATTCCTGCTCTTTTAACATTATTATAAAGCGTTTCAAGGTTAACATCTAAATAGTTTAAATAAATTATTGCGTTCATTTGATTATATTTTGTCCTAATGATTTAGCAGGTACACCTGCATATTTTGTATATGGTTCTGATTCTCCTTTAAAAAATGCACTTGCTCCTATCATACAACCTACGTGAATATTGCTAAATTGATGTAATACTGCATTCAATCCTATGTTAGATTTTTCACCTATTACAGAATGCCCCCCAATTTTAGCACCGCAACTAATTGTAACATTATTATTTATTGTGCAATCGTGTCCTATATGTGCGTGTTTCATAATAAAACAATTATCACCTATATAAGTTGTTTGTTCTGTTCCTGCATCTATTGTAACTAATCCTGTGATTATATTATTACTTCCAATAATAACTCTACCACTAATTACCTCTCTCATTCCATTATGTTTATTATTTACATTACGTTCATATTTCCAAAACTCTTTATGTTCTGCAGGGTCTCCTATAATGCAATAAGCACCAATGTAATTGTTATCACCTAGTATAACATTATCACCTATGATTGCCGTTGGATGTATATAATTAGCCATTCTTTTTCTTTCTAGTTTTTTTAATTATAACTTGTTGATTTTCAACTACTTCACTTTTTTCACCTTTTTCACTAATTTGGTTTTCTATTGGTAAACTTTCATAATACCTATATAATCTTAAAATCATTTCCATTCTACAATCACCGCACCAAATGGTAAGTATAAAAGTAGGGTTAATATAAGTTTTATAAATATGCTCATACATTTTAAGTACAGGCAAATCTAGGTTTCTTACATAACCACTTAAAGCAGTTTCATAATTATTATAGTGTTCTTTTAAAAATTCTTTGTGTTCTAGTTCCATATTTTATAGATTAATGTTTCAGTAATAGCACCTAGAAATCCTGATATAAATACAACACTTGTT